ACACCAGGTGGTTGAATCTCTGATGGTGATGTGTCTAATGGTTCGTCTGTTGCTATTGGCATAAGATCTAATGGGTTTATTCTGTTATCAAACCATTCATCATAAGGAATCTCTGGTAAGGGCATTACTCTTCTAGACCTGCAGGGGTCTTAGGTGGACAATCAATCGTTACTGTACCAGTAAGAGGTTGATGTAAATGCTCTAATATATGATCAACTTTCTGATTGATCTCGTGTAAGTGCTGATGGATTTCGTTGAGACGTGGATCAACTGGTGGCACGTATGCCAATGGATCAGTTTGATACGCAGGATCAACACCTAAATCTAGATTACTAGTATCCACTGTGAAAGTGTCAGCAGCGTTACCAATATCTATATTAATGTTCTGACCTGTTACAGGATCAGGCTGTGAGTTTGTCATAGTAAGAAGTGAAACTAATTTTATTTAGTCGTGACGATGTGCAATGCCAAGCTCGTGAAGCTTAGAGTGTTCATCAATAGGATCCCTAAGTTTCTTTTTACCAGGACCAAAGGTACTGTATATACCAACACCCACTAAGGTGAGAGTAAATAATACTAAAAATAGTATGAACCCTTGATCAGGTGTCAAAGTTAGGTGATTGACTATAGGTGTTTTACACTTAGTCCAAGTACCAGGTAAGTGATACACTGGTGGGCAAGATAAAAAAATCATTAGCGTTTAATAATTGCTGGAACGTCACCGTCATCGTCATCATCCTCGTCATCATACCACGGATCATTGAGATCATTGATACGTTCCTTAAGGGACTGTTGTAAATTAGAATCCGATGTCAGTACTTTTCTTTTGAACTCCTCGTCGGGAGTAAATTGTACGACCATTAACTCTTCACCTGGTTGTACATCCTTCATTTCTGGATGAGGTGGTCGTGTTACCTGAGTTGTTGACTCTACAATTTTTCCACTACCTAATTGCTGTGCAGCATCCCATCCCTGTGACATCAATCTCAATGCGAGAATGAACAGGGTGAACATAAATGCTAGGAATAACCACTCAATCATCTTTAGGTTTGTCTTTTTTAGTTTGTTTCTTAATCATCTTTGCATAGTAAACATCTTGTTTGGTATACCAATCAGGATGTTCTTTTGCCAAGCGGATGATTTTCTTCGCTGCTTTCCGTGTTTGTTTGCGATTTTGGTCTGGCATTGTAATACCATTTAATGTATAAACTTGCGAGGTCAGACCTGAAACAGATCTCATCCTCTCTGAGTTGTTTATATTCTCCTGAATCTATGACCCAATCACAAAAGGCATAGTCATTATAGTCTAGCAACCCTTTGCGATCAACGCAGTCCTGTAAACATCGTTTACGTAGGTCAAGGATCTCGTCTGTGATTTTATAGGTCATTGATCATCCTCACATTTTTGTAATAGGGAACGTAGTCTTTACCAAAGTTACAAAGATTTATATAGAAGTTTGCTTTAGTTTCAGACAGTCCACAATACTTCCTTAAAGTGATCCAGTGATCTGGTTTCTCTTCAAGTTGTAAACTGTAAGTTCGTTTCATTCTTCTATAGATTTGTTTGTTATCACTATCTTATTACCTTCGATAGTAAATTGCAACTCGTCCTCGTGGTCCCACATTAATTCTTCATAAAGAGAATTCAGACGATCCATATCTTCCCATAGATCGTTTACGTGATGTTCATCCATTAGTAAAGATGCTCCTCCTGTTCAGTCAGAATAGTGACATCAGATAGAGGATATGCTACGCACGTTAGTACGAAACCTGCTTCCATCTGTTCTTCATCTAAGAAGGATTGATCTTCTTGATTAACTGTCCCTTCTATTACCTTACCTGCACAAGTACTACAAGCACCTGCTCTACAAGAATAAGGATGGTCAATACCTGCTTCTTCAGCAGCATCAAGTATGTACTGGTCTGCAGCACACTCAAATGATTCTGTCGAACCATCTGTTGCTTTAAAAGTTACAGTCGCCATTGATTAATAAAACAATTCATTGCTATTTATTATAGCATTAAAAAACCTCCTCGTTAAGAGAAGGTTTTTGTATCTTGATTATACTAGACCCATAGAACCAGCAGTGATTCCAATTGAAACTAGAAAACCAAATTCAATAAGATCCCTATAGGGACTCATCATTATTCTGTTGAATGTCATTGGTAAGCGAACTGACTGATGCTTGGGATCCAAACATAGGCAATTACAGTTAACAAAAATAGTGCTTGATACATTTTTACGCTCCTGATGGTACCGTTACAGGTTGCATCTGAGTAACACGCATACCCTTACCTCCAGATGTATCATCGTCATCATCATTACCCAATGCTCGGAGTAACAACTCAATGAATACAAGTGCTGCCATTGGATATAAAACCCAGAGGACAGCAACGAAGGGTGATATTTCGTTGACTGCTAGATCACCCATTGTTTAACTGAAGTAAGTGTACTTCGTGTACAGAGCTATCCCTACCCAGAAAGCCACCATAGTGAACCTTCCGTTTGCTCTGAACCAGATATCTGCTTGAGTGTCGTTACTCATTAGAATATACCTGGGATGATTTGACCTGTGGTTGCGTATGCTCCGAATGCTGCAACGAATCCAATCATTGCTGCCCAACCATTAAACTTTTCTGCTTCTGGTGTCATTGTTTTTGCTCCTTTTTAGATTTGAGGGTTAAAAGTGACGAGCTTATGCTCGTGGTGTAAAGACCTATAGTCTTAGAAGATGCCTGGAATAACTGCACCGAATAAGATGTAGTTATGTACTAAAGCAAAGAATCCAATCATCGCTAGGCGACCATTGAGTTGCTCGGCATTCTTCCCATATCCTTCGTAGTTTTCTACGTAGGACATCTCTGGCTCAGCAGCAAATATATTCTGCTTGCCATATTCGGTGGTAGTATACCTACCAACTGAATTTGTGGAAGTTGTCATTCGTTTGTTAAGAAACGTAACAATAATATATAGCATTCCCTGACACTTTGTCAAGGTTCGGTAATTATACCTATACTATTGTCAGCATACCAGAGTATTTATACCTATCCCGATTTCAAGCCTTAAAATAATCCTTACGGTAGTACCTACCTAGGATGTTGCTATTATAAAAGGCAGGATTCCCATCGGAAGCTGCCTCTGTTAAAACGTTATTTATAAACAGTTGTCTTGTCTCTTCGAAATTTACTCTTCCTTTTGTGGAATGTAGAGATAGGATCTCCCTGCTGAAAGAGTTCCGTCCAAATTCTTTAATGTCTGCTGTAAGCTCTGGAGAACTGCCGTAGTATTTTTTCCAGTCACTCTCAGACGAAACACGCCTGACCCCACCTCTAGGCTTTCTACGTTGGATGAAGTACTTCCTTCCGATGTATTGCCGACCCGTGATGAGATTTGTAATCCTGTAGACAAAACCGAACTCGTCGCCAATATCGTCAGAAGTGAAAGCTGTACCTTTGTAGTACCAGGGGTTCTCATAATCTCCTTCCAAAGGTTTTTCATTAGTACTCTCCGTCGTTGTCATCACCGATCATAATGTTTGGTCCTTGTGTGTATTTATCCACGTCAGACCAGACCTCTGATTCAAGTTCGAAGGTGATGGTTTTCAGTTGCCTGATAATTTCCTTTACTCTTTCTCTGTCCATAATGTAGGTTCTCCAATAGGTTCAATGTCGATACCGTCTATCTTCCTTACCATAGTCTTAGCTAACTTATTAGCCTCGTGTTTGAAGGAAGTTTGTACTACCATAGCATACTCTGTACCTTCGTACAAGAACTTTACTTGCCACTTCATCCGTATAAAGCCACGTTGTGTGACTTGCGAGGGGGTGAGTACTTAGGTTTCTTCCTAACCTTAGCTGCTAGGTAGATCTTCAAGAGAGTATCACTCTTCATAATTCACTAAGGGTTATAAGACTCTTTAATTCTACACCCTCTGTCAAGAACCTATCCTTAGCACAGTCTTCTCTGTCAACGATTGTAACAACACGATCAACGTGGTACTCCAAATCTCTTAGGACTTGAACTGCTTTGAGTGATGATCCACCTGTAGTGGTGACATCTTCTACAACAGTAATGGTAGTTCCTATTGGAGGTAATGGTCCTTCTACTTGTGATGCAGTACCGTGTCCTTTAGGTTCCTTCCTAATAATCAAACCACTCTTTCCTTTCACCACTAGACCTGACACTAATGGGTCAGCACCTAGGGTAAGACCTGCTACACAGGCAGTGTCAATGTACTTAAGCATCTCATCACAAACAAGATTCAATCCTACAGATGTAAGGATCAATGGTTTGCAATTAACATAATGCTGACTAGTCATACCAGAAGAGAGAACAAATTCTCCCTTCTTATAGGCATACTCTCTTAGTAATTCTTTTAGTTCACTCATCTTCAGGTAGTAAATCTTCCATTAGTTGTGCCCAATCTTTATCAAAGGCTTCAAGACCTGCTGTAGTTAAACAATGGTCAAATAGTTTGTTGAATATGTCGTACGGTAAAGTACATACGTCAGCACCCACTCCAAAGGCATTGGGTACATCAATGGGGTTCCTAATACTTGCAGCAAGGATTTGAGTTGTAACATCATTACGATCATAAATTTTACGGATATCTTTTATAAGAGATAGTCCATCCCAGTATTGATCTGCAACCCTTCCTATGAAAGGTGAGATGTAACTAGCACCTGCCTTAGCAGCAAGAACTGCTTGTGCAGGAGAAAATACTAGAGTAACATTGGTTGAAATATCATCACCAGTTAGATCACCACAAGCAATCAATCCCTCACGTGAGCAAGGTAGTTTAATAGTAATGTTAGGTGCGATCCTAATGTACTGGGATGCCATCTCTAGCATCTCGTCAGCATTCTGACCAACAACTTCAGCAGATATGGATGCATCCCAAGGAAACATCTCTGCAATACGTTTAATAACTTCTTGTGGATCTTGTCCCAACTTCTTCATCAGAGTTGGGTTAGTGGTAACACCATCCACAAGACCAGTTTCAAGTGCGTGACCTATAAGATCAGGATCCGAACAGTCGAGGAATAGTTTCATAGGTGCTTATATCTTTAGATTATATATTACCACAAAAAAAGAGATCCATCAAGGGATCTCTTTGATTACTGACATAGACTGTTCTAAGTCGGTGGTACAGGTTAGCTGCAAGCGTGTGCTTTAGATCTAACTTTCAGTCCACGATACATTAGATCGTGACGCTGACGCTGTGAATTCTCTGCGAGAACACTTGCGTTGTACTCTTCAGTGTCGTACTCGACACCACGGTAGATGACTTTTGCCATTGTTTTACTCCAAAGTAGTAGGATTTTTAGCCCCGTTCCTTCAGACATTTGCGTCCCAATTACACCAGTCTACCTCTTCCTTTACGACCTGAATCATTTCAGCACGTACTTCTTCCTCAACATTAAATGTTTTTATCTTATCGATAAGAACATTAGCATCAGAACAAGATATAGAAGTGGCTAATAGAATAGGAATCATCAGGATGAACGCTCCGTTCCGTGACCTACTTGCACCCCGAAGGGCGAACGTATGCATATGTTAGCATATGCACAACTATTTAGCAACTTTTGTAGCTAAAACTACTTTTTGTATCTGCGTGAACCTTTTGGTTTTAACTTATGCATCTTCTTATAAAAGTCAGGTGTCAATGGTTCTCTGGGTTCACGTCTAAGCTCCTGTTTAAGTTGTCGGAGGAACTTGAGGTGTAATTGAAATTGATTACGCATCTCATATCATTGTATTGCGGATTGCTACTCGTGTGATACTGCAATCCATCAAACAGAACGAACCTACCCTGTCTAGGTTCAATCTTCTGTTCTATTTGTAATTTTTGTCTGGTACCATCGTACCTTTGTTTGAAGAAGAATGTTGGACCATCAGAGTCATTCACATAGTAAATGATAGTCCAGTGTGGTTGGTCAAAGTCAACGTGAGGAGTATGGTAGAGGGTATTAGATTCTCTTCTAGGTGCAAGATTAATTTTTATTCTTCTGAAGTCTGCGAACTCAGGCATCTCTGTGTTAGATACTATCCACTTCCACACTGGTTCACATACTCTCTCATACCCATCAGGTGATACTATCTCACCTAATGTATTGATTACAGTATGCATAAACTGTGGGTTCTCACTTGATAATTCATCAGGTATAGAGGTACTAAACTCCTTATCGTATGACGTGGTTTCTGTTTGCATAAACCAAGGCCAATAAGGGTTGTGTAGTAACCTTGCTTTAACTGGTTCACTAATAGACTTAGGAACCTCACCTATGTAAAACATTAATAAGTACCTGGTTCTTTAAACAAATTTAATGCTACCACTCTACGTTCAGCAGAAGTAGGTGGAACACTATGAAGAATCTTGCCATCAAATATAATTAACTGTCTCTCTGATGGTTGGAAAGTACAGTCCATAAACATACCTGCACCGTGAAATCTAACAGGGGAACATCCCTCTTCTAGTTTTAAGAATCCTACAGCAGAGAAGTCTGCTGGAAAATGATTGTGAGGTACAGTATAATCTCCAGGAGAATAATCAATACCCCAACAGTCACGTGCAATGTATTCTATATCATTGGTGCCATCATTGAGTCCTCCATAGACTCTACCACCAGCATTATAAACTAGATTAGATATCATCTTACAACATAAAGCAGTGAACTCTACAGTCTTAGGCATCTGTAGGTTACACTGCGTTTGTTTTGCTCTTACGTTTGATATTTCTGGTGCAGGTTCACCTGATTGTTTCCAGTTATCAATGACTTCATTTGCTTCATCAATACATTTCTGAGGTAATATAAACTCAAAAATAGGTAGAGTAAGATTTACATAAGAAGTCATCTCTTGATCCACCTCGGTAGATAAAATATCATCCAAGCTAAAGTCCAGAATGTTAGTAACACCATTATGTGTAGTACTCTGTGAGAGTTAACTATTAATCCTAGTGTGACTAGTCCCATCCAAACATAATCTAATGTACCGTGGAACCTATACCATATATTCTCACCAAATTTATCAATGAAACCTTGTCTACGTCTTGCAAACCAAGGTGACACGTGTCTCATCATAACAAAACCTTCGTTAAAAAACATAACGAAGAATCCAATCCAAAAAATCATAACTTAAATCCTGAGAAAGTGTCCTTCTTAACGTCTTGTTTGATACCACCGACAACATAAGATTCAATCTCTGTTTCTTGTGGTGCATTCTGTTGACCCTTAGAGTTCAACCAATGC